ATCATCATCCATCATCGCCGACCACGACCCGGCCAAGCGTATTGCTGAACTGAAAGAGGTAATCGACCAAGCTGAACCTCCTAAGAGGTGCTACCCTGACAAACCTGAAGGTAAGTCCGGTAATCGTGTACTGGCTATCGGTTGCTCGTACTGCCCGTTCAAGAACGAGTGTTGGAACGGCCTTCGCACTTTTCTTTACTCAAATGGTCCGAAGCACTTTACTCACGTAGAGGTTGAGCCCAAGGTTTACGAGGTTAAAAACGATAGGGAGCCAGACGCTGAAGTTCAGGAGTAAGTTTGAAAAGAAGATTTGGAACAATGCTAAGAAGTCTAAGAGAAAAATTGAATATGAACCTCAAGACTCTCATCTTTCCTATACTCTTTCTCGTAAGTATATCCCGGACTTCCGACTACCGAACGGCATTCTTGTCGAGGCAAAGGGACGATTTACTTCCCAAGACCGAACAAAGATGCTCCGTGTCCAATTGGAAAACCCCGGACTAGACATTCGCCTTTTGTTTCAAAGGGCTAACAACCGACTAACTAAATCTCCTAACAGTCTCATGTACTGGCAATGGGCAGAGCGTCATGGCTTTGAATGGGCTGAAGGGGAGACAATACCAGCACAATGGTGGAAAGAATGAGGCAGTGTACTTCGTGTTTTCAAACACTCCCTTTGCACTGCTTTTATACAAACTCTAATGCGCCGGACGGGCGAAGATCAAAATGTAAAGAATGCCAGAGAGTCGTCTCGTCAGCGTATAAAAAGAAAAGAAGGGCCTTAGCCAATAAAGGACTTCTACCTCCGTTTAAAAATGAAGACAAAGTATCTCGAACCGAGTACTCTCTTCGAAAGTTATACGGAATCTCACTAGAGCAGTACGACAAAATGAGAGAAGATCAAAACTATTGTTGCGCTGTATGTTTAAAGCACGAAACCTCTCAAAAGAAAAGGCTTTCAGTAGATCACTCCCATACAACAGGAGAGATTAGAGGTCTTTTGTGCGAAAATTGTAATCTAAGTTTAATAGCTCAAAGAGAAGACCCTGACATCTTTTTAAGAGCTGCCGACTATTTGAAGAAAGGTTCTGGAATTTATGTACCGGAAAAATAAACGTGGCTAACCCTAAGATACTTACTCTAGATATAGAATGGAGGCCCACAGTCGCGTTGGTATGGAGCCCTTGGAAAGTAAACGTCGGCCCAGATCAAGTGCTTGAGCATGGCGGGCTCCTTTGTGTCGGCGCTAAGTGGCTAGGTAAAAAGAAAGTCCATCTGTTCTCTGAGTGGAAGCACGGACGAAAAGGAATGGTTGAGGCCATTCATGCCATGCTTTCGGAGTGCGATGCGGTAATCACCTACAACGGTGACAAGTTCGACCTTCCTAAGCTGCACGGTGAGTTCCTTCTTCAAGGGCTGGCCCCGCCTCCTCCTCTTACGTCTATCGACCTTTACAAGTCAGTACGTAAGCTTGGGTTCTTTATGAACCGCCTTGGATTTATTGGACCGTTCCTTGGGCTGTCTAACAAGCTTGAGCACGAAGGTATCAACCTGTGGAAGAAAGTAGAGGCTGGTGATCGTGATGCACAGCGTCGTATGGCTGACTATTGTAAGCAAGACGTAAAGCTGACCGAAGACCTTTACAGCAAAATTCTTCCTTACATTAAGAACCACCCTTACCTCGGCGACACAGACCCGCATCACTGTGGCTCATGCGGAAGCGAGAAATTGCAAAAGAGAGGGTTCCGACGGACACGTTGTTTCACTATTCAGCGTATCCAGTGTACTGATTGCGGTTCGTGGCAGAGCGGGGCTCGAAAGAAAGTTAATTAAAGTGGATGACGAACTGAAGAAAGCTATTTGTGATAGGCTGGAAGGTTGGGAGCTTGTAGACTTTCTTCAAGTCCCAATCGAAGAAATCCTAGACCTACTAGAAGAACGCGTAGAAGAGAACATAGAAGACGTTCTCGATTTTTGTAACCTTAGAAACGATAACAATAATAACAATGACTAAAGACAACGACAACAATAGTGCCCTTTACTTTTGGATCGGAGCTGATGCTGATGACGTTAATGAACTCACAAAAGAAGAGTTCGCGCAAAAGGCCCAGCAAGAAGCGGACGAGGCTAAAGAAAGTGGGCAGCTCGAACTGCCCCTCGGCCCTTGCCCTGTCTGTGGGGACGAAGATGGCGAGTGCTAATCCCCTAGACGTACAAGAAGGCGGTGGCCACTATAAGGATTACAAGATACAGCCAGTAGAATTTGCTATGGCTAACAATCTTGATCTTTGTCAGGCTAACATTGTCAAGTACACCGTTCGATTTCGAGATAAAGGCGGTCTGGAAGACCTAAAGAAAGCCC